TGTCACCCGTGTTCTTCCAGTCTATAGTAGTATCTAACCCTTGTAACTCTTCTATCTTTTCGTTAGCTGTAATTTTCTTTCTTGTAAACTTACTAGCTGGTACTCTATACGCCAACTCTGTTTTAGGTCTATCCATACCGTCTTGAATTGGCTTAAAGAAAAACGGGTAGTTAATACTAATAGGCACTACTTTGTCAGTAAACATTTTTTTAGCATCTGCACCTGTTTTAGATAGTATGCCATATCTAGCATCACCTGTTAAGGTAGCTAAATTAACTGTTTCTGCCGATGACATAAAACTAAATCCACTACGTCTATTTTTAAGATAACAAATACCGTAACATCTTTTGTCTGCCTTGCAGGCTTCCCAGAATATATAAAATAATCTGTTTGCCTCTCTAAAATCTGGAGCACCTACATCTATTTTACTCCATTGTAAGTACATATAGTGCGTACCAGTTATCCAGGTTGGTTTACCATTATTTATAAACCAGAATCCTTCTTCTCGTCGTTTAAATTCCTCGTCTATATAATCGTACCATTTTTCTTTATTATTTTCCGGATAACTCCTCCAGTCGAATATATTTTTAATCCTTTGTAACTCTTTGGGGTACTCTTGTTTCACCCATTTGTTTTTCTGGTGTTTGTATATTTCTTTAGGTGGTTTAGGTAGCGCTATAATTAAATTCTGTATTTCTATAATCTCACCAATAATCCCGTCGTGCGACAATACAATTAGGTCGTGTTCTTTATTGTAACCGTGCTTCCACTTTTTACCTCTATTCATTCTGGTAATAGTGGTCTTTTTAATAGGCTCTACGGTTTTAACTAAACTTTGACTGTACATTACTTAGATCTGCCTTCTGCGAATCCTTTAAAAGCTTTTTTCTCTGCCTTTTCAGGTGCCTTGCCCTCAAGCAAGTTTTCTTCTTCTTGGATTCTTGTAAGTATTTCAAATGCGTCAAATATAGCTAGTTTTTTAGTAGCTGCGGCATTTTTTAATCTATCAGCTGATATATCATCGTCACTATCAACAATAGGTTCTTTTGCAACTTTAATCAGTTCTTCAACTGCTTTTTGCCCAGCTTGGATTATACTCTTCTTCGTTTCCTTGGTATTCATATTTAATTGTAATAAATTTATTCATAACTCTATATAATCTTTTACCATCGATTATAAACTCATAAGTTGAGAAAGGTGTAAATCCTACAAGATCATCAACGTTATTAACACCGTCAGTATATTTAATTATACCTACACACTCTTCTTCTTCCTCTGGTTTTAGCTTATCTCTTTGTTTAATTGGCTGTACAAAACAATAGCCATCCATAGCAATCCACTTGTTATTTCTTTTGTATAAAAATACTTGATCTGGTTTTACAAGATATGTATTTTCGTTGAAATAACTCCTACTGTTTTTTTCTTCACTATATTGATTATGCCAACGTCTAAAAACATTATGATGTACTATAATTGTATCACCAGGTTTTATTTTGGTTTTATAAGCTGTAGGTATAGATTTAACAATAGCTTCTCTATTAACAAACTGATGGTTAAATATCTCTGTATTTAATATAAGATCTTTATCGCCAACTTTTTTAGTATTGTTGTATCTATTACCTTTTGGCTCTATAACAAAGTCAAAAGGCGCTTTCATTAATACTCTAAGTTATACTCTACAGATACCGCCATATTTTTATTAAAGTCTTTCCAAGGCAACACGTCTTTGTTTTTCTTTATGTAAATAGAGTATTTATCTTTTTCTTCTATTATATCACATATAGTATGCCCACCATAAACATCTTGGCCCACAGCGTAGTGCATAGCGTTTTCCTTGTAGTCTTTACCTACGGTAATCTTTCTAATTAATTTACTCATTTGTCTCGTAGTTTATAGTACCATCTTGAATATTAATATCGTCTGTACCATAGTTCTTTTTAAACTCTACTTGTATTTTACCTAGCTCTTCTTGTAGTAAAGACACATGATGTAAAAAATTATGTTTTTTACTTTCTAGAACACCAACTTCTAATTGCGCTCTATTTATATTGTTAACAATTGATTGTACTTTATTTAATTCTTCGTTTGTAATCTTTGTAGCCTTTTCAGCTTTCTTTTTTGTTTTTGCCATTTTATTTAATTTAAGTTAATTATTTATTTATGCTCTTTTTGCGTAATCAGGTCTTGGAGCCACATAACATATAACAGCACCCGCGTGTAACTCTACATTATCCCACATGCCATATATAGTTGTACCTGCTTTAAATTCAACGCTACCACTACCAGCTGCTAAAACAGTTTGGTCATTATCAGTCTCTGCAGTTTCACCACCCCAATCAGTGTCTAACGTTTGTGTGTCTTCTGTAGAAACAAAATGAGTGTTACCAAGTCCAAGATTAACGCCTCCATCTAATATATTTAAAACTTCAAACTTTGCGTCGTTAACTATAGTTATAGCACAAACAAAATATTTAGATGTAGTACCGTCTAAATCTATTTTAGCGCCATCACCGTTTAACAGTGTAGATCCATGATAAAATAGCTCATTACCTGAGCCTCCGTGTATACTTGCCATAATTTTATTTTTTTACTTTTTCCAGTGATCTACCACCAAAGTAGGCACCAATCACTGTTATTAATACTAATTGTAATAAGTCTACCCACGTGTCTTTTACTTCAAAAGCGATAGCACCAGCATCGATAAATATCATTAATACTGTTGATATCACTAAGAACATTAAAACTAATGGTCTTATATTTTTTGATAACCAAGAGTCGGATTTCATATCCATACCCCATCTTTCGGTTACTTGTTTTTGCATTTCCGCTTCGTAACCCATTATCATATCTTTAATTTTCTTTTCAGCTTCAAGCTTTTCTTCTTTAGAAGTGTGTAGATTGTCTATAACTCCACCTACACCCTTTACTAAATCAGCAGCTCCTCCTGAAAATATTTTTCCTAATATATTCATACATTTTGTTCTATTCCGTTGTTAGCATCATCTTCCCAAGGAAAGCCAGTATCACCAGCTTCTTTAGCAACACCATCAACTATTATCATATCTTTTCCGTTAATTGTTTTTCTTGGATATATATTGCCATTGTATTTAACAAAGTTATCTCCATAAGCAAGTTTACCAATTTTCATATCAGTAGCATGTACCATCTCATGGTTTATTACTTGTCTCTCTTCGTGACTACCAGGTACAATTTTATCACTAATAAATATACTACCGTCCATATTAGCCTCACCTAATACACCCTCTTCCAATGGTTTTCTTATAACAGGTGTGCCAGGCACTGAAGCATCTCCACCTGCCTCTTGTCTAAACCTCATTTTATTTTTTATTTCACCACTAATCATTGATGGTGTTTTACCTTTACCTAGTTTAAACCCCATAATAACCAGGTTTTTTCTTTTTTATTTTAACTTCTGTTTTTGGATCTGGACCAGGTTTTTCTACTGAGTAACCACCAGGTGGTGGTCCACTTTGTTTTGGATCGTATGCAATGTTTTTCTTTTGTTTCTTTGGTTTTTCTTTATCCTTTTCTTTATTTTTCTTTTTCTTAGACTGGCTTAAACCGCCAGCAAACCCAGACAAAAAACTAGCTGCTACACTTTCACCTCTTTCAACTGGTTCGTTTGCAGAAGCAGCAGCATCAACTATAGCGTTACCTTCTTCTTTTTTAAACGGAAAAGATGATTTGTTATATTTTAGTTTAAATGGTCCTTTCATCTGTCTTTATCTTTAATCATATCATCTATAGCTTTATTATAAACTTTATCTGTATATGATTTATTATTATAAAATGTACTTCTTTCTGAAGTTGGTAAATCCTCTTCACCTAAAAGTACTCTGTATATTCTGCTTATTAATTGTGAGCATTGAAAAGAAGTTTTATATATAGAGTATTTAATAGTTGTTCTATTACGTTGTCTCCACACTTCGATCCAACCTTCTCTTCTTAGTTTTTCCCACCGGTTTTTATCCCAGCTCATGGTATAAGTACCATCTATAAATTCGTTTCGTGTAAATCTTTTTTTACAATCTAAGTAAATTAATAATTCTAAATCTGCATCTGTTAACCCGTAAGTCTTACAAGCCCACTTTCGCGTGAGCCTGTAGTACTTAAGGATATTCATTTCACGCAGATCCTGCGCGGTTAGTCTCAACTATTATGAATCAATAGTTATAGCAACTCCAGTGATACCTGACAAACCTTCTGCTTTAACAGAGTTAGTAAGGTCTACAGCTGTTAAAGTAGAGCCACCAGCGTGTGGCCCAGCGTTTAAAAGCTTAGCTAAGGCTTTAGCTATAGTTTGAACGTGATGACCAGTTGTTGTAGTTTCATCAGCGTGAGTCAAAGTAATTAGATCAGGTGCGTCACCTACTCCGGTTTGACCAGCAAAATAAACTCCAGTTGTTGTTGTACTCAAAGGTGAAACCCCTATAAAATTAGAAGCTGCCCACATACCTGCGTCTCCAGTCGCGTCTGCTCCATCACCATCTGAGAAATAAATGTAATTTTCCATTTTAATTTTCTTTTTTTAAGTTAATAATTAAGCAATAGCTGCGCATGCAGTTACGTTACCATTGAATGCTTTGTGAAATACAGTTGATTTATTAGCTGCTCCTGTAATCGAGCCAGTGTCAGCTTCACCATCTGCTACAACGATTAATTCACCAGCACCGTTGTAAGAGTTTAGTATTGACACCATAGCATCAATTACCTCTTTGTTTTTACCACTACCATGAGTTAAACTAATAACCGTAGCTGTAGCTGTACCAACAACATCTTCAAACATAAAGTTTGTGTTTGTTGCTGACGTTGGGTTACAACCTAAATATGCCGAAGCAGGGAGCATAACAGCTTCTGTGGTTGCATCTACTACAACCCCTGTTTTAGCAAAATAAAGATAGTTCTCCGTTTTGTTGTTGACTTGTCTTGCCATTTTTCTTTAATTTTTGATTAATAATTATTTTTGTTTGTTTTGTGTTTTAGGTTTCGGGCTTGGGGTTTAGGTTAATCTATAAGTACGACGTCCATTTGTTTTATAACGCCGTAAAATTTATCTTTATGCTGAATACCATGTCCAGCGTGTTTATCGTAGTATACAACGTCTCCTTCGTTTATCCCTTCCACGTTGTTTCCAATAGATATTACTTTAGCTTTTATATATCTATTGTCTTCGTTTACTTCATCTGTAAGGATTAGGCCACCTACTTTCTTCGGTCCCTCCTTAATCGGCTCTATTATTAGGTAATGATTAACTGCCTTCATTTACTCTTATATTAGATATTACACAATTTGCGGAAATTATAGTAGAAACTACGGAAATAGCGTTCTTTAAAGCTGATTTAGTTACTAAAAGAGGATCGATAACCCCATGATCAACCATGTTTACAATTTTACCGCTAATGACATCTATTCCGTAACCTTTCTTGTTTGGTAACTTATATTCTTCTATTCCTGCGTTATATAATATTGTTTCAAATGGTGCTTTAATTGCGTTTAGCAGTATTGTTTCACCAACGTTTTCAGGCTCAATACATTGAGAAGCATTCAACAGTGCAATTCCACCACCCGGAACAATACCTTCCTTTAATGCGGCTTTAGTTGCGTATATTGCATCTTCTACTCTATCTTTTTTTTCTTTCAGTTCTACTTTAGAATTAGCTCCAACACGTACAATACCAACAGATCCTGATAGCATTGCTAATCTTTGATCTATAAACTTCTTTATAAACGCTCTTTTTTCTCCTTTTTTAAGTTTTTTTACTTCTTTAATTCTTTCAGAGACATTAT